TCCATTAGAATCATTTGTGACGGAAATGCGCCATATTGACCGACAATATTTCCACTATTTGCTGTGTTAAATGTTGCTAATTGAACTTTGTAAGTTGTTGAAGAAGTTGTCGCTGGCGAATCAAGATAATTGCCAGAAATCATCGCATTAATTGACATGGCTGTTTCTGTTGCTGATGTTTCCACAGAAATACCGATTGCGTTTTGAAGCCCTGAAGCAGCTTCAAGAATTGCTGTTGAGCCACGCAAAAGCCTCTGCGCGCCATAAGCGTTGTAATTGTCGCGTGATGTATTTACAGCCATTGAATAAAGAACTAGGACTTTTGATGTTGCGCTTGATGGTGTAATTGATGCGCTCAATCCCGAATCAGTGAAAGTTGTTGATGCAACCGTTGTTGCAGTGCTATAGGTAGCCTGTACGACCTGCAACACTTTACCGCCGCCCCCAGCTGGAGTCGCCCACTTAAGACCAGTTGCTTCTGCGGAATCAGCCGTAAGAACTTGTCCGTTTGTGCCAACCCCAAGACGAGCATCGGCGGTAGAATAAGTATAAATATCGCCCTTTGTGGTTAGCGGACTTGCGCCGCCTACTGATACCCAAGCAGAGCCAGAATAATACTGGGTTGCGTTTGTATCTTTTAGGTAGGAAATCATGCCTTCTTGCGGGCTTGTAATAGCGGCAGTTCTAGCCGCTGCGTCCGCAAATACCATTACAACTTGAGAAGCTAGGTAGCCATTAGCGGCAGCAGCCGTTAAGACGTCTCCTGTCGCAAACTCGATGTAGCCTTGACCTGCTGCCATTTTTTCTCCTAATAACTCATAGTTGAGACACCGATTATACCAAAAGTATCACTGCCGATAATAAACCCATCGGCGATTCCTTCGAGTGTTGTAATCGCTACGCTCATTTTGTTTGGTGTTATATCCCAAGCGAAGCCCTGTGCTTGCAGAGTCTTAACGATTGTGCTGCCTTCTTGGGTAACGTTAGTAATTTTAAGATTATCGAAATAATCTAGCCCGATAATTGTATCGGTGGGTACTGCAGGGTCTAGCAAATCGATTGCCATTTCATCAATTCGAATTGTCGTATAGCTTCTAGTCGTGACGTACTCTCTAGCTACGTTCGCCACAATCGCATCTGTCTCAGCGACCAAGCTTGCCTGGGTCAAAGAGTGTGGGAAATACTTATCGATAGAAGCTTGGTCAAAAACAACCTGCGGGCTGCCGCCCACGCGATTGAAATTCACTGAGTTAATAATCAATTTATCATCGAACGCGTATTTAACAGAGCGATATGGGATACCACCACTTTGGTTGAACTCTATTGCTGTTTCCCCCAGAGAGCTTACAACTTCGTTGCGAGATTTAAATATTGCTGTTCCGTCTGGGCTCATGTAAAACGCGCCCATTCCTTCTGAAAACTCTACGTTTTTAATAGCTTCCAAGGTTGTGCGGATAGTAGCTGGGTCTGCTATACAGGTGTTATTTCCCGTAGAAATTGCGCGCATGGATGGCGGGAACTGCACGTCATCAAGAATCGCATCTATTCTCTCGCCGGTCGTTTGACCAGCTGGAGTGTCCGCAACAGTTCCGATATTAGCCATCTGGAGAAGGCGGAAACCATCTGCGCACACTAGGTCTACAAACGCTGTTTCCTGACCTTGAGGAAAAGAATATTTGTAATCTGTCACATACCCGCTGAAGAGGAAGCGCTCAGCTGTGTCAGTAGTTGCAGAAATGCGCAACTTACGCAACGGAGTTAAATAAGGATAGTAGGGCGACGTAACTGACTGGGGGTTGAAGAAACCTTCTGGGTCAAGCACTCGAACAGTTGCAGTACCGGCTTCGTAAGTATCCTTCATAATGTTGCGACCGCGACGAATTGAGATGCTGTAGACGTTAGGGGTCAAATCAACTGTAGGGATAACTACGTCGGATGAGCCGAAGCGCGATACTCCGATAACTCCGTTATCTGGTGAACCAATCACGAACCCAGTGCCGAAGGTTGCGCCGGAACTAAAATCGAACGTAACCGCTATTTGTGCAGGTAACGCCATTACTCGAATCCACCTGTTCGGCGGTTGATGTAGGTGACGTTGCCAGTTGAAAGGCTCTGCTGCTGAAGGTTGTTAGCGATTGCCTTGCTTACGTCATCGCCGGCTGTGAGCTTGAGTTCTACCACTACGTTATTAGCGTTAGGGTTGTAGTTCAAGCCAGTTAAAACGTTGTAAGTAATCATTCCGTCGGAAGGGTTAGTCGGAACGTTGGTCTCTGGAAGTTTTGTGATGGTGGTACTTCCAGCGCCGGAGTCTTGAACTGGAGCGACTACGCTCATAGCGGCTATGCGCTTTACCTGGTCTTCAATCTTCTGGAGAGTCTTATTCCAGTTGATGAAAGGGTCATCTACATTCTTTAAGCTGGCAAGGATAGCCGCAACAGCAGAAGACTTATTCTGCGCATAATCAAGCTGAGTAGCAATCTTAGCAGCAGCTTGCTCGTTGCCTTGCGCAAGCTCAAGCTGTAGTTCTAGGCGAGTGCGCTCTTCATCTGTAATATTCTTTTGAAGCGCTGCCATAATCTGAATCTGCTCCATGTCGAAGATAGCCGAAAGCTTCTTCAAAGCAATAGATTCGCGAGTCTTCTTTAGTGCATCTAGCGCTGCCTTCTTTTGAAGGTTAGCAATCTCTTTCTGTCGAGCAATAGCTTCACGCTCTGCCTTGGCTGCCTTACCAGCGGCGACTGAATCTTGACCGCCAGCGAAAAAGCGGCGAGCTGTAGGTCTAGGCTTCTTCATAAAGCCAGTTGGGTCTCCGGCAAAGACTAGGTCTGCTAGAGGTTGAGTCTTCTCAATAAACCAAGCCAAAGCGCCAGCAGTTACCGACAAAGGAGTCGTAAGGGTCTTAATCATCGTAGCTAACTGGCGGTTAAATTCTGCAGCGTTTTCTGCCGCATCTAACATATCGTTAGACAGTCCTTCGACCGAAGTATTACCGGAAAGAATGATTAAAGAATCGACCAAGCCTTTACCGATAATCTCTTGAGCGGCTGCAGCGTTAGTGCTGAGCAACTCCATCTTGCCGGCGTAAGTTGTTAAGTATGCTGCAGATGCGCCGTTGAATTGCTTATTAACAGCAACCATGATTTCTTCAAAGGTCTTAGACTTCAATTCAGCTTGGGTCAAGCCGAGGTTATACTTACGAAGTCCGCGAGTGTTACCGACATAGGCTTGCGCTAAATCTTGAGCAACTGTAGCCAGGTCAACACCTGTACGACGTGAGCCGTCGATTGCGGTGCGTAGCAATTCCTGAGACTTGGTAACAGAGCCGGTGGTGGTGAGAAGCGCTTGCATCGCTGGGCGAAGCTTGTCATCTACTACGCCGCTGGTCTTTTCAAGGTCTGCAATAAAGTTAGTGACTGTAACGTCTGCGAAATCCAGACCGAGATTCTTGAGCGCTCCGCTGAGCTGCACTGCTGCGTTTTGGTCAGCAGCAAAAGCCTTAACAGCGTTAGCGCTAAAACGAATAAGAGCAGCAGACCCAAGGCTAATACCGAGGTTTCTGCCGAGAGTCTTTACGTTTTTGTTAAGCTTGATGAGAGCGTTGTCAGCTTCTCTAAAAGCCTTCTTCCCAATAAACTCCGAAAGGATATTTAATACGACGTTGCTCATGCTGCTCGCTTCAAATCAAATTGTGATGCTCTGGCATTAAACTTCTTTGTAGTCTTCTCTATCGCTTGAATTACTCCAGCATTAGCTCTGCCTTGAGAATTAGCCCAAGCTCGGTAAATAAGACGACCCATACGACGATGGTCAGTGCCACGCATTGAGCCATAGAGCTGACCAAGGTTAGAGATGAACTGGTTGCCAGCGTAAGGATTAACCGAGCGAGAGACTCCCTTGGAAGCTCCGCCGGCTTTAGCACCGACCCAGTCTTGACCCTGTCCATTCTTACGTCCAGCAGTTTCGTAGATAGCACCTGCAGCTGACTTATTCTGGATGCGCACAATAGACTGAAAGCCCGACTTGCTTACGCGGCTAGGGCTTGTCTTGTAGGTAATGCCAGCACGAATAGTGGAAGCGTTATACATAGGGAACTTAGCTTCGGAGAATGAACGAGCTTTCCAGCCACGCATAGGAGCTTCCGCTGGAACGTACCCACGCGCTTGAGCTACTACAGGTTTAAGAATTCTGCGCCATTCAGCGGTCAATTCCTTTTGTAAGTCTGGAGCATATTGTCTAAGAGCGGCGCGAACGCTGTTGACGTTTGTTACCGCTGTAGGCATCTTGCTGCTCCTTCGCTCTGTCTTTAAACCCCATTAGTAGGGCTTTAAACATTCGTGCATCTAAATCAATTAAATGTTGTGGCGGAATCCCAGTCTCAATACTCATACGAGCTATGAGATAGCTGATGGAATCCCGCGCTACGCCAAAGGGTCAGAATCTACTACGTCCACACCTTTCAGTGTGTCCAAGAATTCTGGCATTGGTCGTACTGTTACGCCAGCTAAGCGCAAGCCTTCGAAAGCAAGCCAGTAGATGTCCGATTGCTTCTGGTCTTCCATCAACGCGCGATGGAATCCTTTACCTGCATGGACTTCAAAGTTATATTCAAGTCGTGGAGTAATCTCTACGTTATGAACATTTCCGTCTGTCATCGTTACTACTAGTTTTGCCATTTTTAGCCCCTTTGGTTAGTTTTTAGAATGTTCCAGTTTCAGTCCAGAACTAACCCGATGGCAGCCAAGACAATCAAAGCCATACGAGGGGCAGCTAAACCAAGGGTTCACAGTCCGCTACTCAAAGGCAAAACTAAGGGCGATGAAGTAATCGAGTTTGCTAAAAAACTGGGGCAGCCTTTAATGCCCTGGCAAGAGCTAATCGTTAAAGATTTTTTCGCCGTAGACAGTAAAGATAAGTTCATCCGACGTACCGGGCTTCTTCTAGTAGCCAGACAGTCAGGAAAGTCGCATCTAGGGCGCATTATGTGCCTAGCTCACCTATTTCTCTTTAAAAGCCCTAGAGTGCTTATAGCTTCATCAAATAGAGCTATGGCTCTGGTCTCTTTTCGAGAGATGGCTTACTTCATCGAAGGTAACGACTTTCTCAACTGCCAGGTCAAAGCTATTCGCTACGCCAATGGCACTGAGTCGATTGAACTACTGCCGGAGTTCGGTGGCGGGCGCCTAGACGTAGTCGCAGCTACTCGCGATGGTTCTCGCGGACGTACTAGCCATTTCACCTGGGGCGACGAACTTCGCGAATGGTCAGACGAAGCCTTTACTGCTATTACTCCAACTACCAGAGCTACAGATGGTCAAACTTTCTGGACTAGCAACGCCGGTGATGCGTTCTCAGTTCCGCTTAACGAACTCAAGACCCGCGCCAGCGAGAATCCTCCTAAGACATTTGGGTATTACGAATACTCAGCTCCAACCATGTTAAAGATTGATTTAAACTCGCGAGACTTCTGGGAAGGTGTTGCATGCGCCAATCCAGCTTTAGGAATAACAGTGTCCAGAGAAGCTATCGAGGAAAGCATCTCGACTTCTAGCCATGAAAGCATCATGACGGAACTATTGTGTCTCTGGGTTTCATCGCTTCAATCGCCATTCCCGCCAGGCAGCATCGAGGATTGTTCCGATAGTGAATTAACTATAACTGAGAGCGGTTATACAGTCTTTGGGTTTGACGTATCGCCATCTAAACGAAATGCAAGCTTATGCGCGGGTCAAATCCTGCCGGATGGTCGAATCGGCGTGGGAATCTTGCAGACGTGGGAATCTACAGTCGCTATCGATGATTTAAAGGTTGCAGCTGACATAAAGGGATGGGCTGATATTTATCGTCCACGCCAAATCATGTTTGACAAGTACGCCACCCAATCAATAGCTGACAGACTGGCTAACGCCGGTCAAGTAGTCGAGGATTGCAGCGGTCAACAGTTCTACCGCGCATGCGGAGACTTGCTGGATGCTGTAGTAAATTTACGAATGGTTCACAATGGTCAGAAGGAGCTATTAGAGCAATTTTCGAACGTAGCTGCGAAGGTTAACGACTCTGCGTGGCGTATTGTAAAACGTAAATCGGCTGGCGATATTAGCGCGCCTATCGGTATTGCCATGATTGTAAGTAAGTTGATGCAACCACAACAGGTAGCGGCGATTTACACCGAATAAACTATATGTAGTGTATAATTGCACTCTATGGGTCTCTTTTCGCGTAAGCCGCAGATAATCGAAGCGCAATACGCGCCACAGATTATGGGTGACAATCTCCCAACAATCTACAACACAATTATTCCGCGCCTATCTCGTAGAGATGCGATGAGCGTTCCATCTATTGCCCGCGCTCGTAACCTTCTCTGCGGAACTGTAGCTTCCATCCCGCTTGAGTATTACAAGACTTCAACTGGCGAAGTAATTGCTCCGCCACGTTGGATTAAACAGCTTTCAAAGACTCAACCATCATTTATCACTCTTAGCTGGATTGTTGACTCGCTCCTTTTCTATGGTGTCTCGTATCTTCTCGTTACTGACAGATATTCTGAGGACGGAAGACCTGCGCAGTTTGAATGGGTTGCTAACACTCGCGTAACTTTTACTACAGACCTTTACGGCATCCATGTCACTCAGTATTTTATTGATGCTTCACCAGTTGACATGAACGATATTGTCACTATTCAGGGATTCGACGAAGGAGTGTTGGAGCGCGGTGGTCGTACCATCCAAGCTGCAATCGACGTAGAGCGAGCCGCTGCGACGAACTCGGCAAATCCCCAGCCCGCCGGTTACTTGCGCAATAACGGCGCAGATTTGCCGCCTAACGAAGTTCAAGGTCTTCTCTCAGCTTGGAAGCGTGGAGCGCAGACAAATAGCACTCGCTACCTTACTTCTACTTTGGAATATAACGCAGTTGCGTTTTCTCCAAAGGACATGATGTACCAGGATGCGATTCGCTCACTTTCAACACAGATTGCGCGCTTAACAAATATCCCGGCTTACCTATTGTCAAGCGAAGACAATCAGAGCATGACTTACTCCAATGTCCAAGATGAACGCAAGCAATTTTACGCGCTATCTATCGAGCCCTACATTCAGGCAGTGCAATCTCGTCTATCAATGGACGATATTTCTACCGCTGGTCATGAAGTTAAATTTGCGGTAGCAGATACATTCTTAAAGCAAGACCCACTAACAGAGTTAGCAGTAATTGAAAAGATGCTTGCCCTAGGTCTTATCTCTACAGAGCAAGCTATGGAAATGACAGACCTTACCCCTAACGGAAGCGAAGGAATGAGCTAATGCAACAACTAATCATCGAAGCCTCATCTATTGAGTGCAGCGAAGAACGTCGCGAAATCTCCGGCAAGATTGTGCCTATGGGTACTGGCGAAATCGGTCATACAAATATGGGCGGCGTAGTCTTCGAAGCTGGCTCTATTGAAATTGATGACCCTTCAAAGATTAAACTACTTTCACAGCATGACATGAAAAAGCCAATCGGTCGCATGGTTACTGCAACAGTTCGACCAGATGGCATTTATGCGACATTCAAGTTAAGCCGCAGCCAGCAAGGTCAAGACAGTTTAATCATGGCGCAGGAAGGGCTCGTTTCTGGGCTTTCTGTAGGCGCAGAAGTAATTGCATCAAAGCCATCACGCGATGGTCATATTGTCGTGTCATCTGCACGACTAAAAGAAGTTTCTTTGGTTACTGAGCCAGCATTTAAGTCTGCTCAGGTGCTAGAGATTGCTGCAGAGGAAGTTATCCCTGCAGAAGAAACCCAACCAGAAAGCGAGCCAGTCGTGGAAGAAACCACTACACCGGTAGAAGCTCCAGCAGTTGAAGCAGCAGCAGTCGAAGCGGCTCGCCCAACAGTTGTAGCGAATCTCCAAGTGAAAGAGCGTATTGCTCCAATTTCATCAGCACAGTACCTCGAAGCATCAATCAAGTCAGCTCTCGGCGATGACGAAGCACGTCGCATCGTTCGCGCAGCAGATGATTCAACTTCAACAAACACCGGTTTGACACTTCCGTCACACCTCAACAACTTCATCACAGATACATTCTCTGGTCGTCCAGTTTTTGATGCTGTTACAAAGCAAGCACTAACAGAAACAGGAATGTCATTTACTGTTCCACGTCTTTACACAAATGCCGGAACACCTAACGTAGCTCCAACAGTTGCAACAACTGCAGAAGCTGCAACTCCATCAGAAACCGGGATGACTTCCAGTTACGATACAGTGTCGATTTCGAAAATGAGTGGACTCAACAGAGTGAGCTTCGAGCTCATCGACCGCTCTTCTCCTGCGTTCATGGAACTTCTCATGACAGAACTTCGCAAGGCATACGAGAAGGCAACTGACACTGCAGTTCTTACAGAACTTATTGCATCAGGTACAACAGCAACTTCTGTTGCTGCAACAGCTGCAGGATTGCAATCATTTATTTCAACAGAAGGTGCTGCTGCATACAAGGGAACTGGCGGAGATTTCGCTAATAAGCTCGTAGCAAATACAGACCAGTGGGCTGCAATTACTTCTTATGCAGATTCAACAGGTCGTGCGCTTTATTCTGCTCAGGGTGCAACACAGAACGCATCTGGTTCAGCTGTTGCATCATCTGTCCGCGGAAACATTCTCGGAACAGACCTAATCG